TTACCTGTCTTGTCCTCTGATGGGAGCCCCATTCCTATTCTCACTCCTTCTCAGTCCAACAAGCTTTTGATATCTGGGGTTTCTGGTTCTGTTGTTGAGACCTGGTCTTCTTCTCAAGGGCTCACCTTCGATGCTGTTACCATTCTCATCACCCCTGATGCCATCCGTCTTGCTGATGATCGCACTTGGTTCACTGCTCTCACCAGATCTCGCGGTAATGTTTTCCTTCTTCGTGGTTTTCCCCTCATTAATGAGTACCTCACTCTCATTCATGCTCGTCCCCTTCTTCGCGCTCTTTTCGCTGCTTGTGCTGGCGAGCATACCTCTTGGGATCCTCTTTCACTTCCCGATCTTGCGCGCTTTCCTTTCATCCGTCGCAAGATTCGTGGTGATCGTCTCCCCACGTTCCGCGTGCGTGGTGGTGACTCTTCTTCTTCTGAGGGTCTCTTCGACATGCCAACTCTTGGTTTGGATTCCAATCCACCTGATCGCTTATTGGACGAGTTCCCTCAATCTGCTTCTTTGTATTCTTTTCTTCGTGAGGTTCTCCCTCCAGCCGGTCACTCTCCCGTTTCCCTTCCTTTTCTTGAGCCTCCTCTCGCTTCTACTTTCCCTCGTGAGGACCCGATTTTCCTTCGAGACCATTTTGCTTCTCTTATCCGAGACCGAACTGATCGCGAGTTGGTGCGAAAGGGGCTCCTTTCCAATCAGTTCCCCGATCTTCCCACCTTCAAGTCACTCATCAGTTCCTCCGACCGATCTCTTCATCCCACTGATCCTTTTTTTCTTCCCTTGTTCCATCGTTTCCGTCGGGACGACGCCGCCACCTTTGCTGCTGCCATCGAGAAGCGCATCACCCTTTTGACTCCTGAGCAGAATCGTGCCAATTTTGCTGATGCTTCTGTACTCGCTGGCCCTGCTCTTTGGAATTCTCTCAGTCGTGCTCTTCAACTCTCTGCTCCCATTCCTTGGAATTCCGAGTTCTTTGAGGTGTGCCACATCGAGAATCAGCGCAATCGAGTCTTCCGCAAGCCTCTCGAAATGCTACTCGCCGCTCACACTCGTGATGAACCCGATCTTGATATCCGTAGGATTCAGATCATCATGAAGCAAGAGTACAAGAAGAAGAGCGAGTCCATGGCTGGCGATGCCAAGGCCGGCCAGACTCTCGCCGTTTTCCATACCGCAGTTTTGTTCACTTTCGGCGGTCTCGGGCGTTACCTAACTTATCATCTCGAGAAGCTCCTCCCTTCCAATATTTATATTCACCTGCGCCGTTCCCCTTCTGATCTCTCCGAGTGGCTCAAAGATAATTCTTGGGAAGATTTCGTCGATTGTGTCGATAATGATTACACTGCCTTCGATCAGTCCCAGGATGCCACAGCTCTCTTCCTTGAGATAGAGCTCATGCGTCATTTCAATGTTCC